CTAGGCGAGATAGTACATGAAGCAGGACTTAGCAAGAAGTCCGTTGCAAAAATGGACCCGATTGCTATTGTCAGGGAAGTAGCTAAAGCGTTCAAGGATGCCGTGCAAAAGCAAGCAGTGAAGGAAGCCAGCAAACAGGATGCTGTTGCTATGAACGAAGCATTCGAGGAGTTGCCTGAAGTGTGGCGTGAGCCCGATGCTTTAGCGTGGCTGCAAGAGACGCCGCTAACGCCAGCGGACATCGACCGGATGCTTGAGCTATTCGACCTGCTTGGCTACAGCGGGCAACGCTTGCAATTCGTGCTGACTTCTGCTGACATGGCGCTATCACTCAAGCGCTGCTAATTGTGGACACTGAAAGCAACAAAGGAGAAAGCAAATGTCGAAAGTAAACTGTAAGCTATGCAACTGCGAAGGCGTTGACGTGCGCTTCAGCAACGGCACGTCTGTGCGGTCAACTCTGTGCATGGAGCACTTGCAAGGCTACCAGTACGCTTGCAGCTTCTTGCCTGATGAAACTGTGCGGGAACTTGTGCGGCTGGTTAGCGTGCAAGAAGATGCAGCAGCAAAGGAGGCAGACGACAATGGCAAAAGCAAGTAGAGACAAAGGAACTAAGAAAACACAACCGCCTTCCGCTTACACCAAGCAATACGTACACAAGATGCGCAAGCAGAGCGAAGCTCTGCGAAAACAATGGCTCGAAGGATCTTGGGACGTAAAAGAGGATTTGCTCAATGGGAAAAATGGCAAGAAGTAAAGGCGCACGTGGCGAGCGTGAAGTAATCGACATGTTGCAACCTATTGTGGACACTGCCTATCGCGAGGCAGGCCAGGAGCCGCCGCAACTCAAACGCACGAGCAGTATGCAGGCCGACGGCGGCGGCTGCGACGTTCACGGGCTGCCTTGGCTGGCGTTGGAAGTCAAGCGCTGTGAAACGCTGCAAATCGAAAGCTGGTGGCGACAGTGTTACGAGCAAGCGCAGCCTGGACAACTTGCTTTGCTTGTGTATCGGCAAAACAAACGTAAATGGATGGCGCGGCTACTTGTGCAAATAGCTGTCGTGAATACATACGTTGTTGCAGACATCTCCATGATTGACTTTTTGTACTACTTTGAGCAAGCGCTTCGCTTGTGGCTAAGGAGAAATCGTGAAGACTTGTAAGACATGCGGCCTAGCTGTTAAGCCCTATCAACGCTCTTGCCCTGCGTGCGGCAGCATTTCGATCAGACGCCAGGCACCGAGCAAGGCTACGCAGAAGCGGCACGCAGCACACACGCGCTTGCTCTGGGGCATGGATCAACCGCCTTGTGTGTGCGGCTGTCGTGGTCCGCACGAATGCACGCGCACCGTGGAGTGGCAGCAGGACATGCTTTTCTTCATGCGCGCAAGGCAGCTATGAGAGCGCACAATTGCTGGCAATGTACGTCTGGTTGGGTGCCTGGCACGCCTAAGACGTTCGCGCCGTGGTGCCGGGGCTGCCAGGACAAGAAGGCGGCGGGCCTGCGCACCGGTGCAGAGCCCGTGCCGCTGAAGTACGGGCGCAAGCACTATGACAACGCCAAGCGCTTTCATGCCGATCTTGAAGGCCGAAAGCGTGCTCGCGTTGTGTTGCCGCGCTCTAGCTAGATTTGACATCGGCACTCTGCGCGGCGTAGCCTTGCAGGTTGAATGCCCCGTCGCACCGTCAATCAGCGCGTGAAGCTGCCCCGCTCGCAAGGCGGGGTAGATCCGCGCGTGTGTGCGCAGCTTGACCGTTTTGTCGAGGGGCTGTGTATGGGGCTTGGCAGCACGTCCGCCGCTGTGTTTGCAGGCGTCGCGAGCAAGTCAGCCGCGCGCACGGGATACAAGTACGCGCACGATCCGTACGTGCGCGAACGCTTCAAGCTGCTGCGTGAGAAGCTGACGAAGGACGAAATTTGCAGCTTCGCCGAACAGGCGTTGAACGTGAAGTCAATCGCCTTTGACGAACAGTTCACTCCGAAGCAAACGCGGATCTCTGCGCACGCGCTGCTTGCGCGGCTCATGGGGCACGAAGCGGCTACGAAGTCGGAGAGCACTATCAACGGCGGCGTCCTGCTGTTGCCTGTAGCCGAAAGCATGGAAGTCTGGGAAAAGCAAGCAATTGCTGCGCAAGCAGCGCTAAAGCGTGAGGTGGACGCCGATGCTAACGGCTGATGAGCTAGATCAAGTTTGCGACACGCTGATCGAACATGAAGGCTTGATCCCTTGGCTGTACTGCGATTACCGTGGCTTTGTAACCGTCGGAGTAGGCGACAAGGTTTCGCCGTCGTCTGTGCTGACGATGCCTTTCGTCCACATGGCAACAGGCGTCGGCGCTACGTCTGAGGAAAAGTCAACAGCATTCGTACGTGTGCAAGATTTCTTTAAGAAAGGCTTGACAGCGGGCGCATATCGTGCTTGCAGTGACTTGCGGCTGGATGCTGCTTTCTGCCGGCGTCGATTGCAATACAGGCTAAATAGCGAGTTTATCCCCGCAGTCGAAAAGCAGTGCCCGCAGTTCACGTACTTTCCGCTACAGGTAAAGCTAGTGTTAATTGACATTTGCTACAACGTCGGCGGCGGAACCGGCTTCGCTGCTTTTGACTATTTGATCGCCTTGTGTAACAGCGGGCAATTTGGTGCAGCAGCGGAGCACGTCCACACTAAGAAAGACGGCGAAGATCCGAAGAATCCCGCGACGTGGGGCAAGCGCAACACCTGGCGGCGCAACACTATGCTTGCGGCTGTGGTGGTGACGTGAAGATGGCGTTTGACATTGCGGCGCGCATGCTGCCGCTACCTGTTGGCGCGTTCGTGGCACGCTTGCTACTTGGGCGGCGATGCAGCAGCAGGTAGCAGCCTGGACACCGCTTGGCACTGTCGCTGAACGCGACAGCGACGGTAAGTGGCAGTTGCGTATTAGCCGCGTGACAGGCCAGCTATTAGCTATTCAGTGCCGTTGCAATCACGTCTTCTTCCACGGTGCGCGAGGGCGCGGTAGCACCGAAGCGCAGTTGATGGCGTATCGTCGCTACGTCGGCGCGGGCTACGGCTCGCACTGGCGCGGCGTTGTGTTTGACCGCGAGTACAAGAACCTTGACGACTTGGTTGCAAAGTCGCACCGCTTGTTCAACGGGCGCAACGATGGCGCAACCTTCCTTGCAAGCCGCAGTGACTACAAGTGGCGCTGGCCTACAGGCGAAGAACTACTAATCAGGCAGATCAAGAAAGAGTCTGACTACTGGCTCTATCACGGGCAAGAGTTTCCCTTCATCGGCTGGAATGAATTACCAAAGTACCCGACGCCTACGCTTTACGATGCCATGGGAAGCTGCAACCGCAGCGGCTTCACATCCACAGAGCACTACGCGCGCACGGGCGTCTTGTTGCCTTCGATTCCGCTGGCTACATTTTCGACGGGCAATCCCTTTGGGCCCGGCCACACGTGGGTCAAGAAGCGCTTTATCGACGTTGCAGAAGCGGGCCAAATAGTAAAGACGACTACGCTAGTCTTTAATCCGCAGACGCAACAGCGTGAGCCTGTCACAACGTCGCAGGTTGCGATCTTTGGTAGCTGGCGCGAGAATGAGCATCTTGATCCGATGTACGTTGCAGGCTTGGAACGTATGACCGACAAGGATAAGCAGAAGGCTTGGCGCGACGGCAACTGGGATATCCTCGGAGGTGGCAGCTACGCGGTAGGCGACTTGTGGAAAAAGTCTGTTCACGTACGCCCGCGCTTTCGTGTGCCTGTTGGCTGTCGTGTGTACCGCGCGCTTGACTGGGGCACTACTAAGCCGTTCTCGGTTGGTTGGTGGATGAAAGCAAACGGCGAAGAAATCAAGCTGCTAGACGGCACTGTATGGTGCCCGCAGCCTGGCTCACTTGTGCGCATTGCTGAGTGGTACGGCAGCGAAGACATAGGCGGCAACATCGGTTTGCGCATGACAGGCGGTGCCGCTGGCCGGGGCATCAAAGAACGCGAGCAGGCGCTACTAGCGAACGGTTGGATCGCTTCGCCTGTGTGGGCCGGTCCTGCTGATAACAATATCTTTAGCACTGGCGACAATCTAGCGGCGGACTCCATCGCCAAGCAGATGGAGGCTGAGTGTGTTACATTCACGCGTGCCAACAAGTCGCCAGGCTCGCGTAAGCTCGGCCTTGACTTGATTCGCACGCGCCTTGAAAACTCGCTGCGCGGCGAAGGGCCTGGCCTTTACTACACAGACAACTGCCGTGCTGCTATTGCGCTAAACCCAACACTTCCGCGTGACGATGAAAAGCCCGACGAAGTAGACACGGAATGCGAAGATCACTTGCACGATGAAGAACGCTACATGGTGCTTGACAGCGGCGCTTTACTTTCAACAGATATCGAAATTCAATTTGCGAGGTGACAACAATGGGAAATGAAACAGTGGCTGCTAGTTACGTACTGCCTGAAGTAGAAGATCGCCTGCGCGACTGGCGCTTGATTGAAGACTGCCTAGCAGGTGAACGCGCGGTAAAGCGACGTGACCTAACGCTATTTAGCGGCACGCGCGGGTCAAGCAGCAATGTCATTGACAGCAACGTCGCACAGATGCGCAATACGGCCTATCTGCCTATGCCGAATGCTGACGACATGGGCACAGAGAATCTAAAGCGATATTTGCAGTACATCATGCGGGCAGTGTTCTACAACGTAACCAAGCGCACGCACGCCGGGCTAACGGCACTAGCATTTGTGGACAAGCCTGTGATCAAGGTTCCTTCCGGGCTGTCTGTGTTGCTGACGGACATTAACGGCGCAGGATTGTCGTTAGAGCAACAGTTGCACGAAACACTAGGCGGCGTTGCGGCGCATGGGCGCTATGGATTGCTAGTTGACTATCCGCCAGTCGAGAAGCCAGTTAGTCAAAGCGAAATTGCAGGCTCAACTACTTTGCGGCCAATCGTGCGAACGTACAAGCCGTGGGAGATCATCAACTGGGATGAAGTTGTGATCGGCGCACGCAAGGTGCCTTCACTTGTTGTGCTTGCTGAAGAGTACAAGCAACGTGCGTCTGACGGCTTCACGCTCGAAGTAGGTAAGCAGTGGCGCGTGTTGCGGCTTGAGCCTGACGGCTACACGGTATCTGTGTACCGCGAGGCAATTGGCAAAGGCGAAGACAGCGCGCAGAAGTTTGAGCCTAGAGACAAGAACGGAAACCGCCTTATGGAAATTCCGTTCCTTGCTTGCGGAAGCGAGAATAATGATCTGTGCATCGACGATCCGCCTATGCTCGATATTGCTACAATGAACATTGCTCACTATCGCAACAGCGCCGACTACGAAGAAAGCGTCTTCATGTGTGGACAGCCGACGCCCACGCTTACAGGGATGACACAGCCTTGGTGGGAGGATGTCTTAAAGAAGACGGTGCGCCTTGGCTCGCGGTCCGCTGTGCCGTTGCCTGTTGGTGCTGCTCTTGAACTTGTGCAAGCTGAGCCTAACGGCCTTGTGCGCGAGGCTATGCAAGACAAAGAACGCCAAATGGTTGCACTCGGTGCACGCTTGATTCAGTCCACAAACGTGCAACGGACAGCCACGGAAGCGCGGATCGAAACCGCAAGCGAAATGTCTGTGCTCAACTTGTGCGCGAACAACGTGGCGGCTGCCTACACGAAGTGCCTAGCGTGGGCCGGGCTATTTGCTGGCGTTGCTGCGCCGTCTACAATTGAACTGCATCCAAATGCAGAACTTGAGCGGCTAACACCTGAAGAACGTGCGGCGCTAATTGCAGACTTGCAAGAAGGCACGCTGTCTTTTACTGAGGTACGCAACA